CATCCAGTTTTTGTATGGCACGATTACGCTATGCAGAACAGAGAAAAGTTAAGAGGTTCTAAAGATTTAGAATCTTACGTAAGGGATACTAATTTAACCCTTAAAAAGCTAATGGAGATATATAATTTTAGTAACTTAAAGACTTGGGTTTATCCGATATTGGCAACCCTTGCATTTAAACTATTTAAACGATAAAAAATGACAGAACAAGACTTAAAAAACATCGAGGTAGTATTCGCAATCGCTAGAAAAGAATTAGCGTTAGACGAGACTCAGTTAGTAGAAATTATTAACCTTAAGAGAAAGGTTTTAGACGCATTAACTCCTAAAGAAGAAAACGAAAAACTTAAAGTAGAAAAGTAGACCTTTATAGAATTATGTTAGATTTAGATATCTTGTTTAAGTATATAGTAACTGGGGGAGGCGCTATAATTGCTTACTTCTTTAAAAGTATCCACAAGAGTTTTAAAGACCAAGAAGATAAAGTTGCTAATATGCAGAATGAGATATCTAAATTAGAAAACAAAGTAGAATTGATAGATAACAATAACTCTGCTCAAATAGAGAAGTTAGAGGACCTTAGTAAGATACAGTTCGATCAATTACATCAAGAGATAGGAGAGTTGAAAAGTTATGTTAACTCTATAAATAAGAATATTCAAGAATTAGTAAAAAGTATAATATGAGTTTAGCAGAGACAAAGATAATAACAGAGCAGGAGGTTAAGAATTGGACTGATATTAGTAATAACGTTCAGAGTAGTAGTTTAGCTTTTGCTATTACTATTAGCCAAGATTTATACGTAAGGACGGCTCTAGGAGAGAAGCTTTACGAAGAGTTAGTAGGTCAAGTAGCTACTGATACTTTAACGGCTTTAAATACTACTTTACTTAACGGTAACGATAGGCTTTTTAGAGGTATTAAGCCCGGTTTAGCTTGGTGGATTGCTTACGAGTCTTATACTTACTTACACTCTAAGATTAGCCCTACAGGAATACAATCTAAATCTACCGACCAAGCGGTTAGTATAGATTCTAGATCACTGGAAATCCGTAAGAATATGGCTAAGAAAAAAGCGGAGTATTATATCGACCAACTTATTTGCTACTTAAGAGATAACGAGACTGATTATCCTCTATTTAGAGATTCTGATTCTTGTTGTACTAACTTAGCTTTCGACGGTTACGGTAACTCAGGTATTATTACCGACGACGAGGACTATTTAGATTTTTATAGAAGAGATAACGACGGATTCAAACCTTTATAGAATATGGCGTTTGAGATAACTAATTCAGGGGGTTTTTTTAAGATAAAAAACACTATTACTAACGAGGTAAAAGCGATAGCTAAAAACGATATTAGATTTGTTTTAAGAAATGATTTATCTATCGTTAAAGGCGCAAACTTTAGATTTGCCGTTATAAGTAATGTAAGTGAGGTTACTACGCCTTCTGCTACTGATTTAAACGATTTATTAACTAAACTAAATAACTTAACATAATGGCTACGATAACGGTAGAAGGAGGACAATTAAAGATAGTTTATGGTAACGACATAGATACTATCCCTTTAGACGATGTGATAATGGAATCAAAAGGAGTTGATTCTGTAGTATTTAAGCAATGTACTGCGCCTGTAGTAGAATTAGAAAGGAGTACTATTACTGTTCCTACTTCTACTAGTGTAGAGAACTTGATAGACCAGATAGGAGTACTTATAGATGTTAATGATAGTGGTATAACTAACTTAACCTTTGTAGCTTCTAAAAGTGATTTACCATCTCCTATAGGAGGTGTTATAACTCTATTAGCAGAGCATACTTATTATTTCACTGCTGATGTGGATTTAGAGGGAGATAGACTTGTAGGAAGTCAAGACACTGTTATTCTTGGTGCATCTTCAGAAAATTGCTCTATAACTTCAACAGGTTTAGGGACTGGGGTAGCTTTATTTACTACTGAATGGACTACACCTATAAGACATATAACATTTAGAGACGTTGATACTTGTCTTGATATTAACGGAGTAACTAATGCTCCGGTAGCTTTAGATTGGACTGGTGTTAATTTTTTAAACATCCCTAATATTGGAGAGATTAGTACTTGTGATAACTGGATATATTCTAAAGGTGCTTTTTTAAACTCTAAAGGGTTTATTTTTAGCGGTACTGTAGGTACAATAGGTATTGATAACTCTATATTTGTAGGAGACGGTTCTGCTGGGGGTATTATAGAGCTTAGTTCTACTTTAAATGTTACACGAAGATTTAGAGTTATTTATTCTTCTATAGTTGCTTTTGGTGCTACTGTAGGTATTGACGCTAATGTAAGTGCTACAATTCCGACAGAAGGATATATTTTCGATACTGTTAACTTCTCTGGTGGGTCAACTTATCTTTCAGGTATAACGGAAACGGATAATAGAACTAGGATAGATAACTCTAGAGGAGTTAAAAACACAGCAGAGATAGGGAACTATTATATGCTTAATAATGCCACAGTAACGACTATAACTTCAGCAGGTGTACCAGTTAAGATAGAGGGTACGTCAACAGCTAACGCTATTAATCAGAAATTCAGCCATTCAGATAATAGGTTAACTTATACAGGAGGGTTAACGAGAAACTTCCAAGTATCAGCTACAGCTTCTTTTACTTCGGGGAATAATAGACTTATAGGATTATACGTAGCTAAGAATGGGGCTATTATAGCTGACTCTGAAATGTACGCGACGACTTCGGGTAGTGGTAGAGCTGAAGCTATACACGTTCAAACTATTTTTGAAATGGATGAAAACGACTACGTAGAACTTTGGATAGAAAACGACTCTAATGCTGATGACATTACGGTTGAATTTTTAAACTTTATTTGTAAATCTTTAGACTAATGACTATACTACAAGATTCAACTAACGACTTACTTTTTTATAAACAAAGTGCTTTAGAGTCACCTTATTTTTTAATTAGATTAGTTAATAAGATTACAGCTAAAGAATTTGTTTGTTTAGATCAATCTATGGTTGTTTGTCCGTTTATTCAATTAGAACTATTAGAAGTAGGGAAAGATGGATCTGAGGATCCTCTAAACGCTTCTATTAAGATAGATACTGGTTCTTATGATTTATATTTGTATGATCAATTAAGCTCTACAAATTTAGATTACACTTTAGCTAACTCTGAATTATTTAAGGGAGAAGCTTATGTATATTCTGATGAAGACCTTGATAGATCTTTTTTATAATTAGTAAATAACAATGAGTAGATAAATAAGTAAATTAGTAATATGAGTAAATTAAAAAGTATACTATCATCATTATTAACTGGAGCAATTAGTGCTATACCAGTTGTAGGGAATGTAGCTAAAGAGATTAAGGAGTCTAGGTCGGTTAGACTACCTCATTCAAGTATAGGTAAAGTAGATTACGCTAAGATTGCAGGTTATTCTATTATGTTTGTTATAATATTAGCAGTTGTCTTCGGTAAGATTGATATAGAAACAGCTAAAGAGCTGATTAAGAAATTAAACCTATTTTCGTTTTTTTCATAGTGTTTTTGTTTTGGTTTGTTGATTAAAGGGGCTTCGGTCCCTTTTTTCGCCTAAATTATTCTCGTTGATTTTCAAGTACTTAACTTTTTATTGCAAAATAATTTGTTAAAAAGCTTTCAGATTTAAACAATGCTCTATATATTTGTATCAACAACAACGAATAAATTAAACGAATATGAAAACTCAAGAATTAGCAAAGCAAGAAGTATTGGAATTAGAAATCGATTTTGATACTCTAGTTTCAGACTTCGAACAGTCTGAAGACTTTTACCCAGTTTTAGAAGAATTAGAATCAGATAACTATTATTTCGATATAACTTTCGAAGTTAATGGGAGTAACGTTTCTTCTAGTGCTGGTTGGTGTGACTACAATGACCCTATTTTAATTAATTTCTCTGGCGAGATAGTTCCTTGTCAAATTATAGCTTTTGATAAAGAAACTGAGCAAGAGTTTGAATTAAGAATTACTAACCAAATTAAAGAACAATTAAAGACTGTAAGATAATGAGAAACGAGAACCAATTCAAAGGACTAGCGAAAGGGATAAGTAAAAGCACTTACCCGGGTAGCTACACTAATCACAAAGAGTGGTTAGATAGCCACACAGAAAAGAGATTTAACGAAACGATGTGGAGAATTAGATTTTTAACTTTAAATAACGTAGAAGATGACAAGAGAACAAATTGTTAAGATGTATGAAGACCAAATTGCTAATGCTGAAAATGGTTTAATGGCATCGAGTATTAAATTTGAAATGAAGAAACACTTAGAAGCTTATGACCAAGGAAGAGAGTACAAAGTACAGATTGATGCACCGATTGAATGTATTGGTTGCGGATCTTAAGGCAATTATTTACTTATTTTTATTAAACAAACTTTAAAACATTATGGAAAAGACGAATTTATTTAAAGCATTAGCTAGCTTTCAACAAGAAGTTCCAGCTATTCACCAAAACACTAAAGGGTTTAGTTACACTTACGCTAACTTAGCTCAGATCTTTGAAACGATTAATCCATTAATGAAAAAGAATGGGTTAGGATTCACTCAGCAATTAGGTAACAACGATTTAGGGTTTACAACTATAACTACTGTTATATTTCATGCTGAATCAGGAGAGTCTATTGATAGTACGATGATCATTCCAGACGATGTTAAGTTAAAAGGAATGAATGACTTTCAGATCATGGGTTCAGCGATCACTTATTACAGACGTTACTCGTTATCAGCTATTTTAGGTTTAGTTACTGATAAAGATACAGACGCATCTGGGGAACAAGAGAAACCAGCTCAAAAAAGACAAACTCCAAAACCTAAACCTAAAGAGGTTTTAAATCAAGATCATAAAGCTTGGAAGAATGTAGTAGTAGGACTTAAATCTGGTTACTCTATGGACCAAGTTAAGAAAAAGTACAATGTATCAGCTGAGATCGAAGCAGAGTTAAATAAGCTAAAAGACGAATAATGGAAGAATTTAAAATCAGACCAAGTCAATGTGGTAAAATTATGGCGAGCTCTCGTAAAAAAGGAGGGCTTTCTAAAACAGCTAAATCTTACGTTGATCAATGGATAAAAGAGAGAATCTACGGTTATCGAAACGAAATCAGTAGTAAGTATTTAGATAAAGGTAATCAAGTTGAAGATGAATCAATTGATTTTATCGCTAAACATTTAAACCTTAAAGGGATCAAAAAAAACGAAAAGAAGTTTGAAAATGATTTTATAGTAGGTACTCCCGATGTTATCACTAAGGACACTGTAATCGATATGAAAAACTCTTGGGATTGCTTTACTTTTCCTTTATTAGATAACGAGATACCTAATAAAGACTACTTTTATCAGTTACAATGTTATATGGCGTTAACTGGTAAAAAGAAAGCTAAATTAGTTTATACTCTAATGAATACTCCAGAGGATTTAGTTAAATACGATTTAATGAGCCATAATTACGACGAGATAGACCCGAAGTATAGAATTAAGGTTTTCGACATCGAAAGAGACGAAGACGTAATAGACGAGATTAGGAAAAGGGTTATCGAGATTAGAAACCATTTAGAGGTAGTAACCGCATTTATTTAACGGGCTTGCGGTATGGTTAGTAAAGCCACCTACTACCGCAACCTATAAAATACAAACTTTAATTGGCTTTATTAACTATGACCGCTTGTTAGCGGTTGTTATTTACTTACTTATGGATAAATTAATTGCTGAAATAGGCGATACAATAAGCTGG